GACCCACGGCGGGTTCAGGTTGCCACCTGCTTGTGTCACCAATGGATCCGAGCCAAGAGCGTTCGGCGAGCGTTTCGCCCCAAGAAAAGTCCGGCCGTCGCGGTGCAACGGTGTCGGCCACATGCGGCGCTTCACCGCTATGGCCAAATCCTCGCCGATACCGTTCCCCGTCCGGCCCTTTTGCTTGATGAGAGCTCTCGCCCGCGCAGCCTCGAACTGTTCGACTGTGCGCCTCTCGCCCGTCATCATGACGGTAGGGGTAGGCCACAATCCACACTCGGTCGCGGATGTGAGGGGCGCCAACGGCTCCTGCTGGTATACAGTGCCATTCCGCATCAAACCCGATCTCGGCCAAGTCTCCGAGAACAACTCCAAACCATTCGCCTGGTCGCTCGCTAGGGCCAAGCAAGCAGGTTTGCGACGTTCTCCACGATCGCGTACCGCGGTCGTAATTCGCCAATGAGGCGGCAAAGCTCAGCCCATAATCCGCTCCGCTTGCCCTGGATGCCTGCCTGTCGGCCTGCGTTTGAGATGTCCTGGCACGGGAAGCCGCCGCAGATAACGTCAACGGTAATGCCATCTGCCCGAAGACGCTCAGCGGAGAGCTCTCTGACGTCGTTATAGATCGGGACGCCAGGCCAGTGCTTGGCGAGGACGGCGCGCTGGAAGGGCTCAATTTCGCAGAACGCGACGGTTCGCATTCCAACTCGTTCAAGTCCGAGGCTGAACCCGCCAATTCCGCTGAAGAGATCGAGGACATTCATGTTTCCGTTCAATGCTTCAATGGTCCCGTAGCGTCACCGAGCACCGGGTCAGATCTTCAGATTCGAAATCCACCATCCGAGAAGGCCGAGGATGATTACGAGGCCGCCGATAAACATGAGGATGGTCATCTTTCTCTCTCCGCGTGGACGATCTCGCCGTTGAATTTTCGCCAGGCCCGAATGGTGCGAGGCTTCTTGATGCCGCTGTGCTTGGCGCGGACGCGGTAGTCCTTCGACTTCTGCGCCAGATCCTGAGCCGTCTTGACCTTGTGCGGCTCGACAAGAGCAGGAGCCAGATTGTCTTCACTGTGGCGACCGCCATTGCAGAGAGCGATGATATGCTCCAACTGCCATTTATCTCCCGGCTGAATCTTGCGGTCGGAGAGATAGCAAACTCCGCTATATCGCTCGAAGACACGAAGCCTGACGCGCGGAGGAACGGGCGCATCGTCCGTTTTCCCAATCCATATTTCGACCTGACGGCTCATATGTGTTTCCAGGTTTTGCGGTGAACGATGTGGGCTATGGTCCCCTTGTCCACACCATAATCGCGCGCCAGGGCTCGTTGAGATTTCCTGCTCGCTCTTATTTCTAGAACCTGTCGCTCGGTCAGAACGGATTGCGGCAGATCTTCTCCCGCGAGGCCAGGAATGCGGATGCGCCCCTTTTCAGCGCAATCTCTCATGTTGTCCGCCCTCGTTCCTTTGAACAGGTGATCTGGGTTCACGCAGCAGCGAATATCGCAGGTATGGCAAACATCAATTGACGATGGCAGCCGCACTCCATGCGCTACTTCATAGGATAGACGGTGAGCCCTGGTCGTTCTTCGGCCCACGTTAACAACGCCGTACCCATTCGGCGCTGTCGCATTCATCCAGAACCAGCAACCCGAATTCGGCTCTGGAATGCTTCGATCGAGGAAGAACTCTGTGGTGTATGGCGCGCCACGGGACTTTCGGCGCACACGCGGAGGGGCTGGTGTGTCCGGTGTCTTTCCGATCCATTCTTCGACCTTGCGGCTCACAGCCTGGCCTCCGTCCGCTTGGTGGCCTCGTGCGACTGCCACTCCGAAAACTTCATTCGGAGGTATTCCATCTGAACCTTAAGGCGGTTCGCCGCGCGCCTGGCGTTGACGATGGACTCGACATGGCGCTTCCATTCGGGAGAAGCCTTGACCAGCGCCTCAGCCTTGTTGACAGCCATCTCCCCAAGGCCAAGCATCCGCTCAGCCATCACGGCAGACTTGGTGTCCTCAAGGATTGTTGCGGCAGCATCGGCATCGACCCATTGCTTGGCGACGATGCGGAATTGCTCAGACCATGGCAGGTTGTCGGTCATGCTTCCCCCGAAGCGGACTTTCAAAACGGGATCGTGTCCCCGTCCATATCGTCGTTAGGAATGATGTTCTGTTTCGCCGGCATGCGTCCCGACGAGATCGGATCAGGCCGCCGCTGCTGGCGCTGCGGCTCCTGCTGGCCCGGCTGCTCATCTTTCGGGCGAACCGTGAAGGACAGCGACGGCGAATCCGGCGAGGCGCCTTCCTTGCGCTTCCAGGCGTTTAGCCAGTATTCGACGCCATTGACGTTGATCGACCCTGTGAAGTCGGCGTCCTGCTTGTCCGGGCGCTTCTTCTTGTTCGGCCAGATCGAACCACGGTTGGTGTTGTCGTAAGCCATCAGGCTGCTTCCTTCTGCTTCAGGTCCAAAAGCTGCTCTTCACACTGAAGCCGCAGCGTGTCCTCCCAATCCTCCGGGAGCATCTTGATCCGCTCGACGTTGGCCTTCATCCAAGCCTTGAACGTGTCGAGCGATGAGCAAGAGCGCATCTCGTCCTGCAATTTGGTGTAGACGCCCTTCGCATCCTTCTTAGCGAGGCGAGCCAAGTTGCCATTCGCCGTCTTGTTCGCGAACTCGTCAGCCTCGGCCTCCGAGTAGAGGTCGCCATGGCATGTCAGAAGCTTGAGGATCACGCGATCACGCGCCCTCTTTTCGGCCATTGCCACGGGGTAGCTGTTCTTGTTGTTGGCCGGCGAGGCCTCCCCAAACGACCACTCTTCGCGCTCTCCGAGTTTGCCGAAGGCGCAGATGACAGCGGTTTTCGCGGCGAGGTCGCAGAGCTGCACCGAAGGACGCAGCCAAACAATGCCCTGCTCAATTGCGACGCGCTCAAGCGCCTTGTGCTTGACGACCCAGGTTGACCCGTGGACCTCCCAGATTTCATCGCTGGCGATGCCGTATTTCGCCATGAACTCTTTGACTGCGGCAGACGGATTACCCATTGTTCCTCACCACACTCAGTTGGCCCAGCGGGCGCTTCGGCACTTCCAGCGCGACAATCAGCCGGCGAATTTGCTCGATGTCCTCGCCCTCGAAGACCGAAAGGATCAGCTTGGCGCGGAGCAGGATTTGAGAGATGCCGCGAGCCTCACGCTGGAGGAGTGGCTTCTGCTCGGGATCGAGCGCCAGCATGGCGAGGTCGGTCATCTCCTCGGCCATGCGATGAACGCGCTCCTCGACAAGCTGCTCGGGAGTGCCGGGCTCGCAGTCGTCGGCCATGACGCGCGAGATTTCCTGGAGTTGGCGATCGAATTCAGACATGACCCCCATCACAGCACCCATTTCGCGATTGAGAACACGCCAAGCCCGGCGATGAGGCAGGCGCAGAAAAGATCGATGCGGTTCTCGGGGATGTTCATGCCGCCACATCCTCAGAAAGCGCGGACATTGCGCGTTGGATGCAGGCGGGCGGCGGCTCCTCACCATCACCTTCGCCCCAATAGATGCCGAGCATTTCGGCAAGTGACGCTTTGAGTTCGTCAATGCGCTCGTAAGCGGCTTCCAGCTCGGTCATTGCTCGTCCTCCAGTTGATCGAGAAGGTCCGCAATGGCTTCCTGCTCAGTGGCGCCGCGACCAACCGGATGGGTCGAGAAGAAGCCATCCTGATCGCAGTCGCAGTCGTAATCGTCGGTGACGGCGGACCAGTCCATGTTCCGAACCGGGATCGGCGGATAATCGAAACTGGTGTGGATCTTCACGCCGTTAATCGTGTGGGTCGCCATGTTACGCAGCCTCCACCCTGAAGGCATTGGCGAACGCCTCGCCCTTGCGCTCTGCAACAAAATCTCGGGCTTCGCGAGAAAGCTCTTCGTCGTCCTGCGCCCAGCGCTCGATGACAACCGAGCAAATCTCGTCGGTAGCGTCGCGGCTGGTGCCGGCCTCAAGCGAGATCGCGATGACTTGGCAGAGGTTGGAATAGTCCGCGTCGATTTCCTTGATGACCTGAGCGCGGGTGAACAGGTCGCCGTCGATCCACTTCTCCTTGGAGCCGCGAACCACGATGAACTGCTCAATCTGGCGGGCGCTGAAGTCTTCCGGCTGCCACTGGACGGGGCGAAGGTTGCTCGGCGGCAAATGCTGGTTCATGGCTTGGTCTCCCCTGGTCTGACGAGCCAAGTCATAGCATTACTGAAATTACAGTGCAACTGAAATTCGTAGCTATACTGAAATTATTTTTGGGCGAAGAAAAACCCGCCTGAATCAGCGGGTTGTGCCAAATGTTGAGAGACTATGCCGTTACTGGCAAATAGTGGAGGTGCCTGCGGGGGTGCAAATATACGATGATTTTGCGGTCGATAGTTGGGTTCGGCAGGCTACATAGGC